TTTAATGACATGCTTTTATCATTAAGATACATACACATGAATAAGTTATCACATGTGGATAAAAGTAATCTGTTAATTAAGGAAAAATGGGATAAAGTTTTCAGATATAATTATATGGGTCATTTATTACACAAGATATTAATTAATGTTAATAGACACAGTTATAAGATTACTGATAAATCATTAGTTATGGATAACCTAAGTGTGAAAATAGATACCGAATCAATATTGAATTTTAAGGTCACTTCACTAATAACAGGCTCTTACTTTAACAATCCAAAATCATTAATTAATGAAATGTATATAGGTTATTATAATGAGATAAATCCAGAAAATAAACTATCATCAATTGTTAAAGTTGTAAATAAAGTGTCAAAGATGCTTTATAAAGAGCAGTTGAGTAATATGGCCTCGGAAGATCTACATGATAGTACTGAAACTTATGATTGGTACAGATATGATGAAAGTGTAATATCCACTATGTGCAAAGAATATGTTAAAAGTCTGAACATAACTAGAGGGATGTTTAATGAAAAATTGTCCAAAACCAGATTTAACAAAAATATTATTCAATTAGCAGCTTTGACTGGATCATGTGATTTTTCAGATCCCATGTCAAGAAAGTCACCTACATCCTATGAGAGTATGATTGATCTGATTAATTATTACAAGTCAACTGATCCATTCACTGTAGCTGAACAAATTGTTAATAGTGATTTTGAATATAATATGAGGATTGCGTCTAAAGTGCAACACGGTGGGGAAAGAGAACTCATGGTACAAGATCCTAGAACAAAGATCTGTAATGCTGTTGCCGATTCGATATTTGAAGCTTTATGCTCATTTGACCCTAATGAGATGCTTACAAAGCAAGATAATAAAATATATGAGCAAATGAACATGATCATCCCAGAGACCGAAACCGAAATGATATATGATAATGGTGATAATTCATCATGGGGTCCAAATATGATTCCTAAATCATTTATTAGCATGCTTCCATCTTTAAAACCAATAATTGGAGATAGATTGTGCATATTTCTACATAAGCATTTTACAAAAATGTCAAATAAAAATTTAATAAAACCTTTATCATATGATGATACTATTTATGACAAAGATCATTTGCCTGATCATTATTTGAGCACAATGTATGGCAAGAATTCAATTAAACAATCGGGAAACATGGGGCAAGGAATATTACATTACACATCATCTTTTTGGCATGGCTGTGCTATATACACAATTGATAAGAAGGTTTCTGAGATAGATGAGGTGGTTAGAGTTAAAACTAT